TGCAGAGGTAGAAGCACCAGCGGATGCAGAGGTAGTAGCACCAGCGGATGCAGAGGTAGAAGCACCAGCGGATGCAGAGGTAGAAGCACCAGCGGATGCAGAGGTAGTAGCACCAGCGGAGGCAGCACCAGTAGCACCAGCGGATGCAGAGGTAGAAGCACCAGCGGATGCAGAGGTAGAAGCAGTAGCACAAGATGCGAAGTCTGAAAAGGACATTGATGACGAACTAATGACCGAACCACCAAGCGATGATGAAAGTGTAATGTTCACACACAATGGTTCAACCTTTATTAAGCGTAAAGTGGACGGACGTCAAACAATATGGGATCCAACTTCAGGCGAACATGTAGGCGATTGGGAAGGGGAATGGGAGTCAGATACAGGAACAATACATCTGGCAGATAGTGACAGCAGTGATGATGAGGATGAATGAATGTATGTGTGTAAACCAGTAAAGTAGGACAAAAATAAACAAAAGAAAACAAAACACCACCCCTAGTATAACACAAAACACCACCCCCCTAGTATAACACAAAAAAACAAAAGGGAAACCTTTTTTTTATATACATAAGTGACTTTATTGGAATATATCTAAAAATTGATAGTTGGTGTATCAAATACTTATATGAGGTGATAGCTTCTCTCTACAAAAAGAATACAGGAGTGTATCATTTATAAAAAAGAATGAACTAATAGATATTTATTATAAATATATGAATGTATAAAATCGCATATATTTATGTGCATAAAAATAAACACCGGTTTCCCATTATGTCACTCATTTCCCAACAACCCTATCTGGTATATAAATAATTCAATTACTTATATGCGATATAATCAATGGGTTACGCTGGTGCGTTAACCAGTATCATTTCCATACATTTGTGCCGAAAACGCGTTTTCCGTATGTTAAAGCTCTCATTCGTTTGCTTTTGGAATATCGGTTTCTATTTACATTTACCTGTTTGTAAGTGATAGGTTGTGTATTGATATTGCATGTGGAAATACTATTTCTGGTAGAATGTAGACCAGGATCAGATAAATATAAGAAGGAGGACATAGATAATGCTTTTGTATGTGGTGGTTGTTCACATTGTAGTAGCGGTTGTAGTAGCGGTTGTTTTGTTTCAGTAGAGCGTCTATTTAGTTCTATTAATTGTTCTACTAATTGTTCAATTAATTGTTTAATTAATATTTGATTTTGTGTATTTGATTGTTTATTTTGTTCTACTAATTGTTCAATTAATTGTTTAATTAATATTTGATTTTGTTTATTTGATTGCTCAATTAAAATCTTATTTTGTGTATTTGATTGTTCAATTAAAATCTTATTTTGTGTATTTGATTGTTCAATTAAAATCTTATTTTGTGTATTTGATTGTTTATTTTGTTCTATTAATTGTTTTAAAAGTATTTCTATAGAATTTTCAGTTATACAGGGTTCATTTATAACAATAGTATTTTGCGGTGTATCAATAATGTCTATTTGATGCGTGTTATGTTCATTAAATGTACAAGTATTTTTATGATTATGCAAACTTTGTCTATGTTTATATGTATTGCCACATTCACAAGTATATATTTTAATATCAGTAGGCGTGTTCCAATTATTATGTTTTTTAGTCACAAGATGTTTTTTAAAATCGCTGATTCGCTTAGCAGTATACTTACATTTGTCACAATATAGATTATCTGGTATTTTCGGAGAGATTTGTAAGTTCATTTCAGTATATTATACTTACATAAAAATCTTCTTTATATAACGAATTTCTGTGTATTTCTTCTCTCTACAAAAAGAATACAGGAGTGTATCATTTATAAAAAAGAATGAACAAATAGATATTTATTATAAATATATGAATGTATAAAATCGCATATATTTATGTGCATAAAAATAAACACCGGTTTCCCATTATGTTGCTCATTCCCCAACAACCCCTTGTTTATATATGTTATTTGTCCCGTTCATCTTGGATTTTTTAATTGTGGTGTATTCAATGATTGTACTGAATAATTTTTTTTTCAATTTAAGTACATCTTCGTCAACTCCAAATAAACTATTGAGTTTATCAAGTATTTCAATGACTTCATTATAAAAATGCATGTCTTCACTCCATTGTGGGTTCTGTGCTTGTATATCCTTACTCCATTTAACAAATGATTTGCGTTGTATCATATTCACATCCTTTATAATTTCATATACTTCCTTTTGATCACAATCTTTATTCCATTCATTATTTTTTTTAATATAGAATTTCTTGCGTTTTTTATCAGTGCAATGAATGGGACGCTCAATTTGTTTCATGTCTTTTAATTTATTCATCATAGCAATATCCATGCTATACAGAAATCCATATGTGCGTATATCTTTTAAATCTTCAATGGAAACCTTGATGCTACTTATAAAATCTTCAATATTCATAGCATCTTTACAATCAACATTAAGAAATGTGTTAAGATTGAATGTTTGATTGTTATTATTTTGTATGGTAGGTTTATTTGCCAGTTCAATCATAAGTTTATTTTGCTCTGTTTGTTGTTTATTTTGCTCCGCTTGTTGAACTAACATTTGTTTTAATATACATTCCATATTTTCATTTGTATTCTGTTCGGTCAATTGCTCCATAAGTTTTTCCATTATATAATTAGGGTTGTTTGTTGTGGTGTCTTCTGGTTGATATATTGTTAATTCTGTGGAATTGCATTTCTTTTTGTGTCTAGAAATTCCGCTCTTATATTTATATACTTTATTACAAAACTGACACTTATAATCGTTTAAATCATCTGTTATCATTTTGTTATCATTTGTTATCATTTTGTTATCATTTGTTATCATTTCTTTTTCTGGTGTGGTATTTTTAGATATTTCACAACCCTTTTTATGACGATGTAGGTTCATACGACTACAATATTGTTTTCCACATTCACATTTGTAGTCCTTTTGTAGTCCTTTTTGTAGTCCTTTTTGTAGTCCTTTGTAGTCATTATGTTTCTTGGTCTTACAATGTTGTTTCCAGTGTTGTTTTTTAGAGCATTTGTAGTCGCATTTTTCACAGTGATAAAATGACACTATTTTTTCACTATTTTCACACTTTTTCATTTCACTATATAGTATTGCTAAAGAAAATAATTTTAAATTAAAATTGGAAAAGAATAAAAAAAAAACTTATGCAGTCAAAAATGATTACTACTAAAACATTTAACTGCATAAGGAAAAAAATAAAATGACAAAATATAAAATGAGAAAGTGTTTGAAAACACAAAATGGACATTTCTAAAATGTCTCTTTTGTATAAATGAGGGAATGGCAAGAAGAAAAAAGGTATATTTTGGATATATTCTTCTCTCTACAAAAAGAATAATAGAGAGAAACATATCTGAAAAAGAATGACATACTAGATATATATTTATGTATTACATGCAAGGCGACCGCAGGGGTTCAAGCCGAGGGCGTAGCTACTGTTGGAGAAGGCATTCCGTAGAGGAGTCTCCCAGGGGGGAGAGGAGGTGAATGACGGTGCGCTGCAGGCGGAGGGACTGGTCCGCCCCAGTGAGGGGCGTGTTCCCCCATGCTCCCGCATTCATCCACAGCAGTAGTTATATGATTATGTTGTAATTGTTCGAGAGTTTCAATGCGTTTGTTTAGTTGTTCTATAAGTTGTTCTTTGTCTTGTATTTGTTTAGTTTCAGGATATTCTAACCCATAATACCAGTAATAGGTAGCACGTGCGCTGTTATATCCAAATTTACCTAATGTATATGCAATATCGGCAGCTTCAAACAATAAATAAGCAATCATGTATGTATATATATACACTATATCTATAATTTATAATGTGGATTGTTTCTCTCTATATAATATTTCATAGAGAGAAACAAAATGAAAAATAATCATTTAATTTGTGTAACATCAGTATCTCTTCTTAATTTTGTTATGGGCAGATATATCTTGTGTAGATTTGAATGGTAAAGAAGTGTTTTTATATGTTGATAACAGTGCTTTTCAATTTCTACCTTGTGTTGGTCTTTGAGTATTACATTTTTTAACCATTATCAGTGTTGGGAAATGGGGTCAGGTAAAAAAAAATTGAAATACTTTTAGTCATATAAGATGATGATAAAAAACAACGATTAAAGCAACAACAAAATCTAAAAGTTTAAAAATTTAAAATATTCAATTCAAAAAAGTTCAAAAAAACTCACAATCTATTACAATGGCTGCTATGTCAACCTCTGTGATGGCGAAGAGCGAGAACCCAAGCATCTGCATTCCATTCGTGTTTCCCAACATCACGTGGCAGAGGGTGAAGGGCATTTTTGAGGAGATTGGTTTGGGTGAGGTGGAGCGTGTGGACATGGTTCGCAAGACCGCGAAGAACGGAAAGCCGTGTAAGCGCGCGTTCGTTCATTTCACCAAGTGGGGAACGAGTGCGGATGCTATCAAGTTTCGCACAGACATTCTCCAGGGCAAGCAGGTCAAGGTCGTCTATGACGAGCCTTGGTTCTGGTTGTGTGCTAAGAGCAACGTGCCTCGTCCAGAGCGCAAGCAGGCAACACCCGCGAGCAAGCACGTGCCTCGCGCGCCTCCGCGAATTGAGGCAGTGTCCCCTCCTGGAGGTGAGCCTCTTACGATGGTGCAGAAGCTTGCCAAGTTCGAAAAGATCATTGCGGATCAGGAGAAGCTCATTACCACGATGATGCTTGCGAGGTCGGAGGAACTGGGGACTGGTGCTGTTACCCCAGAGTACACAATGACCCCTCCTCGTACTTCAAGTATGCCAATGCCCCAGTTCCCTCCTGCTCTGGTGCGTTCGCATGCGGTGTGTTGTTCTCCAAAGGAGTCGTGGCCGGAGGTGGAGATCCCAGATGATGGCGTGAAGTGTGCGCGTCAACTGACCTTCGAAGGGGAAGATGGCGTGGAAGGAGTATTGAGTGGAGAGGGAGCAATGTCTCCCGAAGACGAATGGGGGGATGTTGTGCGTGAGGAGTAGAGTGTGTAGTGTCTTGTAGTGAAAACAAAATGACAACAAAAAAATTGATATGCATCTCAACATACAGATTATACAAAACAAAACAAGTAGTCAATGGACCTGAATAAGTCCTAAAAAGGTTCTTTATCGTCCTAAGCAAGACGTAAAAAGGTCCAAAAGCGTGGATGCCCGAGTGGTTAAGGGGACGGTCTTAAGATCCGTTGACTTCGGTCGCGTGGGTTCGAATCCCACTCTACGCACCATCGCTCCAGTAGCTCAGTTGGTTAGAGCGCCGTGCTTATAGCATTATCGCTATGATTAAGAGGATTTAACCCCTCAGTAGCACAGAAACGCGGAGGTCGTGGGTTCGAGCCCCACCTGGAGTATCACAGACCTGGTTATGTCTTTAAACTAAATCCAAAAAGCGTGGATGCCCGAGTGGTTAAGGGGACGGTCTTAAGATCCGTTGACTTCGGTCGCGTGGGTTCGAATCCCACTCTACGCACCATCGCTCCAGTAGCTCAGTTGGTTAGAGCGCCGTGCTTATAGCATTATCGCTATGATTAAGAGGATTTAACCCCTCAGTAGCACAGAAACGCGGAGGTCGTGGGTTCGAGCCCCACCTGGAGTATTATAGTCCTTAAAACAAGACTTAAAACTGTTTTTTTTATGCGTGATTTTTACCATTATATAGTGTTTTTTTATCACTCATTTCCCATTATCTCACTCATTTCCCATTTCGGGGTAAATAAGCATTTGAAAGGGTAGGCGGATGCGCGCTGGTTAGAGAGTTAATAACGGTGGAATATACCATTATATAGTGCTTTTTTTATCACCCATTTCCCATTATCTCACTCATTTCCCATTTAGCGGTTAAATAAGCATTTGAAAAGGGTAGGCGGATGCGGACTGGTTAGAGAGGGGGTGGCGGCGGTTGCACAGTATAATTTCAACAACGAAATAAAAAAGTGTTTTACACTTTTATGGTTTTATAATATATTATATAGTTAATTGGTATTTATCAGCGCTTACCTCCACGCTTTTTGGTAGCAGCACGACGCTTCGCAGCACGCTTCTCAGCACGACGATCCGCATCAGTCGTCTTTGGATACGCCTTCCTACAAGGATCTTCACGCTCTTTGGCAAGAGCGTCTTCATAGCGGTTACACGTCACAAGTTGGGTGTCGTATGAAATACCCATTTTGAAATATGAGGCGGTTGGTAGTAAGAAACGATATTAGATTGTAAAGTAGACTTGATTAATTGTTTTTGGTTGTGTTATTTTAGAAAGAATAAAAGTATTTCAATTTTTTTTATAAGTTAGCGATGTAACTGTAAAATTGAAGTTAAAAATATTATACATAATAAATATATTCCCCATGTGCGAGATATTAAAAAATATAATGCGTTGTATATTAAAATGTTGTTATAAGAAACAAAAAGTTCATTCACCACCCAATGTAAATCGCTCTATTAAAAATCAATCACGCGATTATAATCGCAAACAACATCATACTTGGGGGGATTACCATCATCCTAAGTCGCATTCGTACAAAGCATCAAGAAACGCAGAAAAACATCGTATAAGATTTAATTCGTTACAAAATAAACATAAGCGTAACGAATTAATAAATAAATTAAGACACTATTCACTTCAATCATCGCGTAATATAAACATTGTTAAAAACTCTAATAGTAATGATCATATCAATACTGATACACTTAAACCAGGTAATAATACACCACAAGATATATATATGACGCCAAATATTGGAAATTCAAGTTCAAGTTCAAGTTCAAGTTCAAGTTCTCGTATTAACTCCATAATATATACACCAACACAATCAAACATAATTCGCAAAAAATTCATATTTCGAAAATAACTGTAATTAAAACTTCCATATGAACTATTATAAGTAATATAATATTTGTTATTTCAACAACATCTATAATAAGAAAACCGTTTTTCTTTTCCAAATGTTACTTTTTGACTTGTCAGAGGACGTATATAATCAATTGCATTTGTCGTATTTAATGGTTTGTACGTGAATTTATTAATAGGAGGTAATCCACCATTGGGATAATTAAATGTATATCTTTTTTCCTTTCCAAACTTTATATTATTACACGTAGAAGGACGTATATAATTAAATGCCTTAGTTATATTTAAAGGAGAATGAATAAATTTATTAATAGGAGGCGACCTACCATTCGGATAATGTAATGTATGCCTTCTCTCTTTACCAAACGAAAAGTGTTTAGTTGATGTAGGTCTAATATAATTAAACGCATTTGTCACATTTAACGGACGACGCTTGTTATGTAATTTTTTGGTAATTATACCATGAAATGTGTGTCTTCGTGTGTTATTGGATATCGTAGATTTAGTTTTGTTGGTTCCTATAACATCAATGGACGCTTGAACATTATTTGCTGTATCATTGATAACCTTGACAGATTTGCGCCTTGATGTTGTGCTAGGAAATGAAAAAGATTTACTTGTGTTAGATTTTATAGTACTATAGGAATTATACACAGTATGATTGAAATCTTGGGTTGTATTAATGTTGTATACTACATCATCATCATCATCATCATCATCATCATCATCATCCTCGTCGTAATCAATACTAGAATACATTTTATATATAGGAATCTCATTATGAGATGTAAATCTATTTTTAAGAATAGACGATTTATTTAAATCATAATTTTTACTAATTGTTGAAATTTTTGTACGTAATTCATTACTTGTATGTTTAATATGTTCATTGTGAAAAATAGATTTACGTCTTAACTTATTCATATGGGTGTTATAGTATATAATACATATATTAAAATCATATTCATTTTTTCCTAAATAAAATGGAAAAAATGAAAAAATAAACATAATTATATTTAATATTAAAAATATCTAAAAATATCTAATGGAATTACATATATGGCGAAATATACTTGTTCTGAATGTAATTATAATACAGACATTAAGAGTAACTACGAAAGACATATGAAATCTTCAACTCATTATAATAGATTAAATATTTACCCCCACATAATGCATAAAGATAATTTGTATGTATGTAAGAAATGTTTAGCATCATACAAAAATGAAAGGCATTGTTTTACTCATATAAAACAATGTGATGTTAAACGTATAATAAGTGCGAACACATCACCACCATCAATTCCTATACATAGAGAACTAAATAACCCACGACGATATTTATATAATGAATTTAATATATCATCTAAATTATTTATTATTAAAAATCAATTATCTAATAAATTATCATATATTAACAAATTAATTGACCGCAGTAAAACAATACAAAATCTGTGCAGCCCGTGTGTTCCACCGAAACCCACATCAAAACCACGTATGGGTCCACTCACCAAAAACAAGACAATACATAATGTTTCAGACAATCCACATAATATAGGTAAAAATAGTGGTGCGACGACACCTAATAATAATGAATTAAAAACTCAAGATAACACAACTACTAATATATAATTAACTATATAAATGATTGTAAATATATTATATTACAATGAATATAGTTATTCCTCGTAATAAAAAAAAGAAGGGTGTATTTAAATATTTGTATAAGAAAATTATATGTTCCAAATAAAATACTAATGCTTCTCTCCATAGTTATTTTTATAGACCCATTGAACTATAAAAATAAACACATAATCATATATTTTTTACATAATTATACCTATCATTATCCCATCATTCTCCCATCATTCCTCCAATTCTTTAGTATACCATTTATATGCGGAATTAACGCATTCACGATAAACTTTTATATCCATCCCTTGAATATAACTCATATTCATTGTTATTTCATCTCCATACGAGCAAATAGAATATAATTTAGATGCTTTATGAGGAGATACTACGTTTGATAAATGTATAACTTTCTTACCGTCAATAGTTTTATTTTGTAATTTTGTTGCTAAATTGCTCATTGCAAAATCACAAATGGAGCTAAATTTTTCTATATTACGAATTGCCCCCTTTTGATATATATTATAGTACGTTTGTAATATGTTAGTAATTAAAGGTACTATAGGTGTAGTTTTATAAAACATAGTTATAGTATTTATATCATCTAATAGTTCACGAGCATTCATATGTGCCGATATAACATTTGGAATAACAATAAAACCAAATTTATTATGTTCTTTAATAGATGCTTGTGACAATGCAGACTTATCACGCAAATTAAACATAGATAAAGAACAATATGATTTTGTTTCCGATATGGATTTAGTAATACTACTATTATTATATAAATACAATGATTTAATTACAATCCCTTGCATAACATCGTTCACAGTAACACCATAATGGTTTTTTATTTTTTTAATATCCGTTAATTTCCAAGTATGAAGGTGTCCATATTTATATTTATGTGTAATGTTAGTATCAGCAGAACAAGTATTTTTCCTAGTTCCTTTCATAATTATAATAATCATACGGTATACTATTATGAACAATACCTTAATGAATAATACAATGATATTAAATATTCCAGATATAGTATTATTTTTAATAGGTTTTGATTGTTTTACATTCGTAACAGAAGAGTAAGATTTAGGATCTTCTATATTATTATCAAATAAATCATTGAGCATTTGTACTAAAAACATCCCATCTCCATAAGTATGATTTATATTAAGAATAATGTATGTTTTATTATTTGTTTTATTGTAAAACATTTGAATTTTCCATCCAGGATATGTTGGATTAAATGATGTATTTAATGATAATTCTATAACTTCTTCTATATTTATTGGATCTGTAATTATTTCAAAATGATAATCTATGTCGCATCCAACGTGTCGCCATAATTTTTGTGTATTATTCCCAAAAAATCCTTCTGTATTAATTGGTTCTATTATACATGATAAACAATCGTATTTCATTATAATATTTTGTAATTTATTTCGCATATAAGTAGGGTTAATTTGTCCATCAATATGAAGCCACCCAACAATTTTATGACCAACGTTATTCTTATGAATATCGTATAAAAAAGCAGACGCTGGATCTAGTTTGCCACAATATACATTATTCTTATCATTCGGATTATTAGAATTACTGGGATTATTAGAATTACTCATATAATATATATTCTTTATAAAAAATATATATTTTAACAAATTAACTTATATAAATCTCAACATCATCAACATCCCCAACATCATCAACATCCCCAACATCATCAACATCCCCAACATCATCAACATCCCCAACATCATCAACACAAAAATCACCATCACCAAACACAATACCCAAGGGGAGTTTGAGGGGAATCCCCTCACTAGAACATCCTCATAATATGATCGTCATTTCGTATTGTTTCTTGAAAATTCTTAACAAATGTATATAAACATTCTTCATTTGTTTTGTCGGTATAAATTATATCATTCTCTCTAATCTTTCGTTTAAAAACCATTTTCTTTTGTGTAAATTTCATAAATGTCTTGTTAAATCTGTAGTTAAATGCTATATTTTTATAAATCATTCGGAATAATTCCTTCCATGAAATAGACCATTTATACCAATGGTATATCATTTTAAAAATATGAAGCAGGATATTTACTATAATAGATAATATACTATTTTTAATTTCCATCTTAAATGGTATTAATATACGATTGTTAATAACAAGTGGAGTTTCTTTAAAATACTTATATGCCCTATCTATTACGTCTGTTTTGAATTTATGCATACTCGTAAACCAGTTTGCCACATTTCCAGTCAGACAAGCGTGGCGTATATCTACACTATTTCCAGTACAAATGTCAACACCATTTAAAACACAATTTTCCACATCACCTCCTCCATAAATATTATGCAAACAATCCTCAGCAACTATATCAACAGGAACTGTGTTTTGATATGATCCCCAATCGGTTTTATATAAAGATAATATACCAGTTGCAACACCTAAAATTGCAAAACTAATTGTTTGTATTTTTCCCCATCCAGGATAAGGTTCCGTTAACGCTGGGATTATAATAGATGGGCGAATGATTACAAGTTTCTTATTCCTTCTCTCATTCACTAATAAAACTTCCGATAATTGTTTAGAATATAAATATGTATTATAATATTCTCCTATTCCAGTTTGTTTATGCTGCAATATATCATCAAGATTATCCGTTGTCATATTTGGTTCTAGTATTTTTTCAGGAATTTCAATCTTCTCTCTATTATTCCCACGATGGAAATTAACAAATGCAGATGAAACATATACATAGGTTTTGGATTTCTTACATTTTTGAAATATCTTCATCCAGTTTAAAGCAGTTACAGTATTATTTAAAACCGCCTTTCGCAGTTCTCTATTGAATTTTATATCTGCCAATGCGTTTATCATTACTTCGACATTTTTAGTAATACACCGCTCGTCTTTTGTGCTCATTATAATGTTCCGATTATCATCATATGTAGTATGAATTAATTGGATTCGGTCAGCATATGATATTCTGTTTCCACCCCCATCACCTCCACCTTCCCCACTCCCATAATTCTCTCTGGTATCATTATCAACTAACTTAATTGATCGTAATATATTTTGCAACCTATCCGCGATTGTTTTGTTATTTTTTGGTCTAATTGCCAAGTATATAGTATGAGTGGTTTGTGTTAATATTTTATATATAATTGCTTGCCCTAAAAATCCAGTACATCCTATTAATAATATATTCATTACTATACGATTAGAAAATTAAACATCGTAATAAACTATATATTCACTTGTTAAAAGTTAATCATCATTATTATAACCTTCATATATCTAAACATTGATAATTCCATATATTTATTTTATATCTAGTATGTAAGTAGAATATGTTGCCATCAAAAGCCTATAACATTTTATATAATATGTGTACACCGACAAATAAAAAACTTCCAAATGAAATAATTTATAATATATGTTCATATTTAACACCGGATGATATAAAAACACCAACAATAAATAAGAGCATATATGATAATACACATGAATATAAAATTAAATGGCGAGTTCGACATCGTAATCGAACATATTCAATAGATTAAGGATGATACAATTTGTAGTAACCAAAATAAAATTGAAATACATTTCCGTTCGTTAAATACTTATAACCAAATATATCAAAGACACGAAAACTCAACAAAAAATTAATCAACAAAAATTAATCAACAAAAATTAATCAACGATGGCAACTATGTATCGTTCAAAGAAAATCTCTATAGATGACACTTATAGAAGTGGCATTACAATTAATACCGCATTTTCAAATCATATAGACACGAGTTTTTATTGTTTGTCATCTAATCCAACAACAATTTTGGCGTGTGATATAAGTGATGGTAATGTGTTTGACGAGTTAGTATTAGACATAGATGAATATGCTGCATCTACTGCCTTCTCATATGATGATTGCGGTTATATTGGAATGGATACTATCCCTGCTCAAGTAGTTCGTATTAACCTAAAAACTATGAAGCGTGTAGATGCTCTAACTTGTTGCGATGGTGAAAATCAAATAGCGTCATCGTTTCATACTCATGATGGATTTGGATATTTTAGTACGTATACGGCACCAATTCATCTTATAAAAGTAAATCTTAAAACAATGGAATGTGTAGGATCGCTAACTTTTAACAAGGGAGAAAATTTTGTAACAACATCCTTCACAGATGGACTGGGTGTAGGATATTTTGCAACAAGTATTATGTTTGATAAAAGCATAGTAGCAACAGCATATTCTCCACAAACTGCGAAAATAGTAAAGGTAAATCTTGAAACGATGACACATATTGGTTCGTCGAATATAATGATATCAATCCCTGAATCCAAACAGTTTAATAGGGTATATTCTATGCAGTCAGGATTTACAGATTATAAAGGATATGGATATTTTGGAGCATGGATGGGTTCTATTCGCAATACAAATTTTAAAGATAGCCATTATTTATTGAAGATAAAATTAGACGACTTGTCAATTATTTCATATATTAAAATGGAAAAAGGTGAAGGAGGTATTACATCATCATTTATGGACGGAGAATATGGGTATTTCTGTACGTGGAAAAATAGTATAATAAAAGTGTTGCTATCTGATTTAATAAAATCCGAAAAACTGAAATTACATTGTTGTGAAAAATATCTTCATTCTATAATAGTAGATTTATATTCAAAAAATTGTTATGTGGCTTGTGGAAGTAATGCTGAAATTTTACAGATTTGTTATGTTTAATGAATACACCAGCCAGTAAAAACTCAGCGTGTTAATATAAGTATTTTACCCAAAAATTAATATAAAACATTCAAAAATTTTTTATTATAATTTATAAAAATAATTCCAAAAAAAATTGAAATACTTATCCATACAATACCGCACTCAATAAAATCCAATAATCCATCTGTAATACATTGTAAATATTTTCTAACATCACAACATAATATTATCAACTCCTAGATATAATGGCTTCTGCATTGAAACTATCATCTGATATGGATTATGATATTGAATCTTTATGTTCCACTAAATTATCAAAAAGTAATATCGATACAATAGATCAAGACCCTAGTAATGTATCAGTAACTCCTCCACCATATACAACAATTTATGTAGATGCTCCATCTCTATCATCTCCGCCATCTCTATCATTTCCGCCATCTCCGCCATCTTCTCCACCTCTATCATTTCCGCCATCTCCGCCATCTCCGCCATCTTCTCCACCTCTATCATTTCCGCCATCTCCGCCATCTCCGTCATCTTCTCCACATTTATCCCATTTATATCATCCGTCTTTAACTTTACCAACACAATTTCCTAGAATAAGTAGACATAAGTGGGAATATGCATATAATAATTTTGTTCCTACTATGAAGTCAAAACGTACAGGACATCTTCAAATGTTAGTAGAAAGTGAGTATCCTTGGAGTTATTATTTGTGCAAACGTTCTGAAGGATATTACAAAAAAATATATTATAAAAAAATGTTAATGAAAAATTATAACATAGAAAAAACATTTTCATATTATTCACAAACGTGTAATAAACAAGAACGTATTGTCACTATAAAAATAACAAGACATCATCATATCAAAAAAAATTGAAATACATTTCTGTTAGTTAAATACTTAACAACCAACAAAAATTAAGCAAATATATTGATACTTTAAATCATCAACATATTTAAATCATCAAAATACATACAAATAATTTAAAATGCCTGCCGTTATCAACAACATTCCTTCTAATAATAACATACCGACAAATAATAATAATGATAATGAATATCTTACAATATACGAGCATGCCGTCCAAGTGTGTGACAGAGTCATAATTAATCGTTCCATTGACAATACAATAACTGATTTGGAAGAAGCAGGTTGGGATGAAGAATTTGTATTGGAATTTCTTGACCAGATAGAAATAGTTACAGAAGTATATCAACAAATTACTCGTGTATCATGTGAAGAACAATTACAACGTATTCGTTATTTTATTGGAGTATATGAAGATATTATATATGAAACGACCGACAACACCGACAACAACACCGACAACAACCCCGACGACAACAACAACAACAGCACCGACAGCAACAGCACCGACAACAACAACAACAGCACCGACAACAACAACAACAGCACCGACAACAACAACAACAGCACCGACAACAACAGCACCGACAACAACACCAACAACAACAACAACAACACCGACAACAACGACAACAACGACACTATAACTGATTGCATTCAACCAATGGTTTTCACCATTCAAAATAACAATATCGATTATGCTTCTCAGCCATATTATAACGATTATGTATATCACAATGACTATACAGAAAATGTATCACAAGAAAATTTATCAGCAGCAAATTCATTAATATCATTGTTTGAATGGGAAGAAAATGAGGTATTAGATTGGGGAGGCGAAGGCGAAATTATACCAACAACACCATCATTAATGTATGTACAACCACAAACACTTTAAAGTTGTTATCATTTTTATAATATAAAATTTGTGCATATTATAAAATTTTTTATATTCATAATCAAAAGTAATTCATAATCAAAAGTAATATAGTAGAAAAATCATTTGGAGAAATTTTGTATAGTATATAAAAGTGCCTTTAGGACATCATGTTTTGCTCTTTGTAATACTTCCTTATCATTCTGCAATACTTCCTTATCATTCTGCAATACTTCCTTATCATTCTGCAATACTTCCTTATCATTCTGCAATACTTCCATATCATTCTGCAATACTTCCATATCATTCTGCAATACTTCCTTATCATTCTGTAATACTTCCTTATCATTCTGCAATACTTCCTTATCATTCTGCAATA